TAAAGAAGTATCAGAAACATTAAAAGATAACTTAGAGTTCTTAGTTACTCTTAGTTGTGGGTTAACTAAGGCAACACTATGAGTTTGTCCTCCAGTTGAAGTAATACCAACCAATAAAGGTGGTTGTTTTTGAACATCCTTTAAAGTTTCACCTAAACTAAACTTATTTGAAGTCTCCTCATAAACATAATAACAAGGATTATTCAATCCATCTGCAGGATCACTACTCTCATATAAAACTCTATCACCAGTTTTATAACCATGAGAATTAATTGTAATTGTATTGTCTATTACATCTATAGCATCAGAACCAAATCCTGTTCTATTGACTAATAATTTCTGGAATTGTGTATTGAAAGAAAGACTTAATGGTGCAGTACTACCAACACCAACAACATTATTTGGTACAACATTTAAATTAATTGTATCCCTATTGCTTAAACCATGTGTATCTGTTCTTGCTGCTCCTAGATTCGTAGTAACTGTTGTTATGATATTATCAACATCACCAATAACTTGATTGTGATTAGATTCTAGAGCATATTCATAATCATCAGATCCATTACCGTGGAAGAATAATCCTTCACTTGTACTACCTATTGAAGTTCTCTCAGTTACAAGACCGATATAATTCTGACCTTTATTGATCGCATATACAGTAAACTTGTCTGTCGTTACATCAGGAAGGTTGAATAAGTTATTTGCTGTAGTACCTACTCCAACAATCATCGAAGTAGCAGTTCCTCTCTTAGTAAGTGTTAATTTCTGACCATTAACGAATGGATGATCAGGAAGGAATATTGTTCTTGTTGGGATTGAAACCTGTTTTGCAGTTTCACCAACGTTATAATCAACAGTAATTGCACCACCAGGTGTTAAACCAATTCCTACAGATTCATTAGCGTTGAAGTAAACTAGGTCATTAACCTTAGAATCAAACTTTTCAACCTTAACAGGTATCTCAATCTCTCTGTTTAAAATATCTAATTTAGATCCATAAGTATGTCCAATACCTGCACTATATCTCTTTACCCTTAAAATAGATCCTATCTTAAAGATATTAAGAACTTTAACTATCTCATCATCATTAATTTTTATGGATGATCCAATAGAAACTGAATCTGGGATTACATTTACGTAAATATCATCAACTCTACCAGTAACAACTGCATTCGCAGTCATAGATTGAGCAAGTCCAATCTTATTGGTTGAAATTCCAACAGTAAATGCATCTGTAAGATGAACTATTGAACTGCTTAATCCAGAGATAGAAACAGTATCATGATCACTTATATCAAAGAATGGTGAATATGTTGCAGTAACTGTATTACCAGTTTTCCATGTAAATACTGCATTCTCAAATCTAGTTAATTCAGTATTAACATTAGAAATACCAATACCAACTAGAGATTTAACTTGTCCTCTAAGTCCTACCCCAAAAGTTCCAGCATCATTAAAATCGGTGTAATCACCAACCTTATATCCAGATCCACCGTCTAATACCTGTAAATCATCGATTTCTCCAGTAGTTACAGACTCAACGGAAGTTAACTGTCTTAAAAATTCATTAGATTCTACAATAAAGTCATTATCAGCTAGAGCATTACCAACCTTGTATGGGAAGGTATTTCTTGCTAAATTAGAAGTATTGAAATTAAATTCTTGGGTTAGTGTAGTATTTGATGAAATATAAGGCGATCTATAAGTTTTACCTATGAAATATGGGAAACTTGGTACTAAATCATTCGATTGTGTGTCAGGTGCTACACTAGCAAAATATGCATAAACACCATTTGGAAACTCATCAGTTTTACAGAATCTACCATTATGCTCATCAAGAGTATATGATCCAGTATATTGCCAATCATCAGCAAAATATCCAGACTCAAATTCAGTTAAAGAAGGACGATCTTCAACTTTAGATGGATTTAAAGTATAACCAGAGGTTACAATTCCAACATTAGGTCCTAATTGATCAATACTAGTATATCCATATGGACCATAAATTGGATTTCCATCATATGCCCAACCAATAATTGGAGAATGTTTTGTTCCATCATCGTTAAATGATGTTCTTATATCTGATGTATATCCATGAACACTAAGATGTAAAGTATTCTCACCTTCAGAATTTAAACTATAATTACCTTGTCTCTTATTATTATCAATCGTTAGTTTTCTAACTCTTGGTTCAAACTTAGCATTCTTTCCTCTTGCCTTAACACTAAATGTAACCAAGGAAGCAGTATATCCAATACCAGGATTAATTACTTCTACACCAGTTAATCTTCCTTCACTAATGTTTGGTTTGAGTATAGCACCAGTTCCATAAACTCCAGCACCAGTAACTCCAGTTGTAGTCATTCCAACTGCTTCTACAGTAACTTCTGGTAAAGAATAATATTGCTGTCCTCTGTTTAGAACCTGAACATCAACTACCTTACCACCTACAATAGAACCGCCTACAATAGCATCTTTTCCGTTTTCAACAGTTATTTTTGGATTCTTTTGTAGATTTAGTACTGTTGAACCATATTTGGTTCCCTTTTCATAGAGATAAGTGTCAACTATGTTACCTGTAACTACTGGAGTGAAATTAAATGATCCAGTAACAGTTGATCCAAATGAAACTTCTGCAGTTACTTTAATATCTGGGAACTTAAATGTCTGTAATCCGTCACCTTGAGATTCTAATCCAACATAATCACGTCTCTCATAAGTGCCTCTAGATGGAGTTCCAATACCTGCATCTGCTAATCTGAATGAATCATCATCGACTTTCAATATATGATAGTTGTTAGATGTACTTAATCCACTAATAACAGTACCTGAAGTTGTATATTCAACAAGATCACCATCATTAAACCCATGACCCTTAAAGTTTATCTTTGCATATCCTACAGAAACATCTGTTGGTTTAATGTGTAACTTTCTATATTGATATCCAGAACCAGAATTTATAACTTTAACTGATTGTAATGTCTTCTTAGATACTGTTCTAAACTTATGAATACCTGCAGCATTAGTTGCAGTTGAAATACCAATCGTATTAATACCAGCAATTGCATCTTCGTATGTCTTATGCAGCTGAATTGTACGTGAGTTAATGATTCTGATGTTGTATGGAGCACCAGTTGCTAATCTTCCACTAGCAGTATTTGTAGTATCTCCAAATCCACCAACACCAATAGAAGGATTACCATTACTGTTATAGTAAACAACCTCACCAGGTGCTAAGAAATGCTTCTTTTTAAAGGTAATTGTCTCATCTTGAATTGATAAACCACCATTAAAGAAAATATCTCTACTATCAAAGAGCAATTCTCTATATCTTTGCCCAATAACTGGTTCTAAGAGGCAACCAGATCCATTACCACCAGTTAATGAAATAGCCTTTACATCATCTATATCAAAATCATGTGGATCTACGAATACATCTTTAACAGTTCCTTCAATAACAGGTTCTATTAATGCTGTTATACCAGCACCAATACTGTTCTCAATAATCAATTTTGGAGGATTTACTACATCATAACCCTCACCAGCATTATATACATCTACACTATCAACAGGACCATAATAAATGCAATCATCAGAGATAGGAGTTCTTATTTGAACACCATCAACTAACATTCCAATATCATTAATTGGTGTTTCACGTTTTCCAGAAATATATAAATTCTGACTTAATGGGAATTTTCTAAGAACTTTGTTGGCAGATAACTTTTTACCATGCTCAGATTCTTTTGTAAATGTATGAGTAGAGGTTATTGCAAGTCCTTCACCAAGAACTCTGACGGAATTTCCAAGATTTCCTATCATTCCTCTAGAACGATATAGTCTAATCTTACCAGGTTTCTTCTGAACTATCTCAACATAATAGGTTGTACCAGAAACTAGATTAGTTAATGGGTTAGTTGACTCATAAACTACAGCATCTCCAGAAATTAACTCAATTTCATCATTATTTCCAGATACAATTATAGAATATCCAACATTACTAGTATCTGCATCACTATAATCTTCTAACTTATCAGTTGTAGATGTTATTTGAAGTAAAGTTGTCTTAAGTGATGAAGGTAATGAATAACTTGGTAATGAGTTAGATGCAACATATCCTTCTCTTTCATCATCAGTATATACGTTTAGTACATCAGATATAATATTTGAATTACCTTCTAGTATTTCTATACCTTGACTTGATGCTTTATTCAGTTTTCTTCTTAAATCATAATATAAACCTACTACAGGAGTAAATCCAGATAGTCCAGAAACTATTACTGAATTGGCAGAAGGATCAATATTTGTAACTTCAACTAACGAAACTTCAACATTCTCGGAGTTTCTACTTAAAATTTCTGCTTTATCACCAATTTTTAAACTAGATTTATCAATTTCACTTCCTATTGAAAGAGTAGAACCATTAATTTCTGTAATTTGGTATCTAGAACTAGTATTATAGATCCATGAGTTAGCAAATACCTCTTTATAAGACTTATCAATATTAGGGTTAAGTATAGTTTCACCTACATTCTTAACAAAGATTCTTTCCCCTTCAGCTACTGAAGAGATATCTGATACTGTTTTGAACTCAGATAGAACACCAGTTATCCTTAAATCAACTCTTTTTTCTAAATCCCCATCTTCATAACCAAAAATTGTTTCATCTGCTCTAAGATCAGAACCAATACCGATATTTTCTGTGATATTAGTGCAACCAAAGAACTGGTTAACTGATTTTGATGCGTATGTGATTGAGTTAATACCACATAAAACATAACCAGTTTGAGCAAATCCAACTGTAGAATCTACAGAAACGATTGAAGAACCGATTGAAACAGGTTCCAATACCTTTGTTCTACCAGGAATAGTGAATATTCCTTCAATTAGATCCCTATCAGAGTATCCAACAAATAAAGAGATCTTATAAAAGAGTTTTTCATTCCTAGTTAATATCTCAACTTCAGATACGGAAGCACTTGTTCCAGCATCATTTGATTTAAAAACGGTTTGACCAACCAATTTTTGAGGATCACCACTAATCCTATCAGCAATTATAACTTCTCTTCTTATAAATTCTGCACTAGAAGGCTTGAATAGACGCTCTTCTAAGTCTAATATTATAGATTCTTCACCAAATAGAACTTTTAATAGGATTCTAATGGATTCTTCAATACCTTTTGATTGATAAAAAGTTCTTGCATGCTTAATAAAGTTACCAACATCAAGATCTTTAGTAAAATCGTTATCTTCTAAACCAGGTAAGAAGGTTTTCTTTAACTTTCTGTAAAATTCTTGTATGAATAATACACTTAAATTGGTGACAGTTGCACCATTAGCATGAGATTCTGCCTTTGTATCCTCAAATACTAAACCTTCTCTATTGACATTATCTAAAGATGTTGATATTCCAACTTCAAATCCACTTACACCACTAAAACCACGAAGACAACCAAAAAATTCAGAATCACCTTTACTAGTATAAGTGATTATTTCATTACCAATCTTTAAAAGACCATAGGTGTCAGGAAAACCTTTAGTTGATGCAACACTAATTGTTGCATCTGAATTGGTAATAGGTGCAATAAGAGTCGTAGTTCCATGAACAACTTCAGGAACTAGGTTATCAACTCTCAAATACTGATCTAAATTATCAATTAAATCAGTTGTACCACCCTGAAATTCTTGCGAAAGGTAATACGACTTTAAAAAATCAACAGCAAGAGGAAAATCTGACCTTACAAATTCAGGCAGCTGACTCTCAACTATTTTATTAACCTGAACTCTCTTATCAATACCTATGCTCATTTATTTTCTCTCTAGGTCTCCGTTTGAATAACTTGAAGTGTAATAATCTCTAGTAAATACAACTCCTGAAACATCTTCTCCAGAAGCAATCACATCCTTAACCATATTTATCTTACTATTAGAAACGTCAAAACTGAGGTATAAATCCTTCAATCCGACTACATCATTTGAATCTGGGAACGCTTGAATCTCTATAAGATTGTTCGCTGCTACAGTTGAGGTAATATTTAGTGTATTTAAGATAATTTCACCTTTAGTGTAGTCAACTGTTCCTGCTGATTTAGCAACAACCTTCAACTCTTCCTTCTGGTTTCTTGCAATTACACTCAAAACACCCTTTCCACTTCCATCTAGGGTTCCATCTGCCTTCTTATTTGGAACATCTGTAATGAATACAGTATCACTTGTACCACTCAAGGTAAATCCAGTACTCTTTATGTTAAATCCTTCAGGATTGATGTGGAATTTATTACCAAAACATAACTCATACTGTGCAAATTGATTGAGAAGAACCTTCATGTCTCTTCTAATCTTCAATTTTGTGATGTTAGAGGTGATTGAACTATCGACTCTATCAATTAACTGAAGTATCTTACTGTACTTAAACCTTCCACCAAACCTATTAATGTCTACAGTTTGAGAATAATCTCTAAGAGAACCTAAGATTTTTGTTAGTAGGTTATCAGAATTAGAAACCTGAGCAGTATTGAAGTAAACAGTTGAATCAATTTCAACATATAGTATCTTAAGATCGATTATTTCAGAGTTAATACCAGCAATAGCGTAACTCTTTAACTTTTGTTTGATCTGCTGTTTGTCAAAATCAGAAACATAAGTACCATTTTTTGGTTTAATACTAATCTGAACCTTACCGAATTGTGGTGGATCTAACTCTTCACCACCAATTACAGCAACAGACTCTGTTCTAGGGTAAATTGACTGTATTATTGCCTCATAATCTCTAGGTGTAACCGCCCTGTACTGTGCAGAATACAGTCTAGGTGCAAAATACTTAATAGAGTTAACACTCTCCATATCAGCACCGTTTGTCGCTCCATTAACGGTGTTTATTGTGATACCAGCAGTTGGTATTACAGATGATGGATTAGGTGTAGTATTTGGATCCTTATCAGTAAATACACCTTGGAAACTAAATGCTGATGCACCATTACTCTCTGAACCATCAGTTACGATGTATCTTACTGTAATAACTGAATTATTCTCTAATTTCTTACCAAAATACCCATCACCAAACAATAACTCATATTTTTCATCTTGAACTTCTTGTATAAAGAAGACTTC